GAATAAAAAATTTGCTTGCCGTCACGGCGAGTATGAACCACGTCACTTTTTCTAAGCATCATTAATTGTTGTGATAGAGTAGGTTGAGTAATATTGGTCTTTTCCTCAATTTGAGAAACATTTAATTCTTGTTTTGCCAAATAACACAAAATAAGTAGCCGATCTGTATTAGCTAGAGATTTTAATATAGTAACCACTGCATCAGCAGATTGACGAATTAAATCTATTTCAAGCTCTTTACTCATTTACAGATCTCTAAACATTTGAAAGTCTGAATTATAAGTCTAAAACTTATGAGGAGTGTATATATTTTAAATATCTAAATAAGCTAAGCTGACATCAATTTTATATAGAGATGAATTCTATTCATGGTTAACACAAGTAAAATTCATCTTAAATATTTTAAAATAGGATATAATGCAACAGACAGGTCTGTATTAGATCTGATAATAAGTGTAAAGTTCATTTACATGTAATTACTGACCATCAAAAGTAATTTTAATGGTCAGTAAAGAGGACTTCAGACGCAAGCGTGAAGATAAAAATAATAGCAGTCACGCTTATTTTTTTAGTCTTTTGGTAGCTCAAATTTAATTAATCTTTCGACGCGTGACCAATATTCATTAATATTAACCGAGTGTTTGTCAATTTGGGCATGCATGGTCATACCATCTAAAATACTGACCAGCAATGTAGCAAGATGTTCAGGATTTTTAATTTTCATTTGATCAAGTAATTCAAGAATGCGTTCAGTTAGCCATTCTTTATACTCAATTGCAGGTTTGATAGTAGAAGGATAAATTTTAAAAATCTCTTCAACCGCTTTCTGAAACATACAGCCGTTAAAGTCATCCGTATGAAACCATGCCGAGTACCACATATAAATTGCTTTAATTCGATCTAATGGAGAATTTGGATCACACGCCTCTAGAGAAGCGGTCAAGGATTCTTGTAAATTCATATTACGTTGATTTAAGCATTCTTCAATCAATTTCGCTTTTGATGGAAAATATTTATAAAATGTCATCTTGGCAACACCTGATTCTAGGATGATCCGATCAATTCCAACAGAGTTGTAACTGTTAGAGTTGAAAAGACGCAAGGCGGTATTGATAATGTCATCTTTTTTCGACATGTTTAAAAGTTCCTGCCAAAGACATTTGTGTATACATGGTCATTTTAGTGAAAGATTTCATATGAGATGAAACTTGAGCAAATTCATTATAGCATTGAAGTTTATAGTTCAATGAAAAATAGGAAAAAAAATTAGATTTTAGTCTAGCAGAACAGAATAATCTTTTTAATTACAGTTTTGGTTGTACTTATATTAAAATTAATACTTTCAGATGAAGCAATTTAGTTGAAAATTTGATATAAGGTTTTGATAATTAAAATTTTATTAAATGTTATATTTTTGTGGATTAACCGTATATTATTCATTAATATACAAGCTATTCTGTATGCAAAATAGAACCCTGACGATGAATAATTTCTCATTTACTCAATCAGAGGACGCTCGTCATGAAGCGTTAAATTTCGTCAAAAATTCACTCGAGAAGGGCAGTTGGGAAAAAAATCAAGTATGTATACACAATATTAAGACACACATTGAAACCCATTCGTTATTTAAGCATCCTATTTTAGCCAAACTTAAGAATAAAGAGCTTAATCTTATTCAATTAAAAGAGATACATAGTCATTACTTCATTGCGATTGTAAAAATTTTTACAGATGCTCTTAGTATTCTGATTTATAACTGTCATGTTCTTGAAAGAAATAAGAATATTCAAGATGAAAAAAGAATATTGGCTAAAGTGCATGCTAGATATCTTTTATCTTTAAACCTGATCGATGAGTTGGGATTTAATACTCACAATTTGGCTTTAAGCTCACCAAACAAATCGCATTTGGCTTATTTTATAAATTTGCTAGAGCAACTAAGAATTGCTCCAATTGATGAAGAACAAGCAGATATTGAAGCAAAAAACATTCAAAATTTCATCAAGCATTATTTATTTGATTATCAAGAATTATTGCTGATTCTTGCAATTACAGAACAGCAAGTTATTGCTTATAGTGAGGCGCTTTCTGTAAATATAGCAAACTATGGTTCTGAGCTTACAGAAGGATATTATGCATGTCATGGTTTGGTGGGTAATGGAGAAAATTTAGCTAATGATGATAATCACCAGGATGATATATGGACTTTACTTACACAAGCTTTAGATGTTGAAAATTTTAATCATTTATATTTACTTGCTGAGGACTATGCAAATCATTGGTTAAGATTCTGGACAAAGATGTCTGAAAAGCTAGAGATTTAGATAATGTTGATTATTAAAATGATTAATAATCAATTTCTTGTGGCACATAACTTCGTATAATGTGTGCGTGATTATGTTACATAGGCGATTTGCAACAATCTTCTTGTGCAAATCGGCGTTATTTAACATCAATCTGCATTATGCGAAGCAAGCGCGGAGAGGGAGGAGGAGCTTGCCGACGACCGACCCGACTCCGCGCGTAGCGTATCGATTAGTCTTCACATATAAAATAGAACACTGCATATTTTTCATTGCTATGCTCATATTTCTTTTTAAACAGTTCTCTAGCTTCTTTACTCATAACTAGATCTTCACATTTTTGTCTTTTAATTTCATCTTTGGAATTAACTATTATTGATAAAATTCTATTGTCTTTAATTGTATATGTGATCTTAGCTTTTACTTCTTCCGCTTGTAGATTGTAACTTATTGCTATTAATAGACTGAATAATATAGTTTTTTTCATATGATTACCTAAATTTTAATATCGAGTAGGGTTGCTACTCGATTTATTCTTTAATTATTTTTTATTCGTCTTTCCCTAGAAATTTCTTTCTATATTCAAGTACTTCTTCTTCGGTTAAGTCTTTTAGGTGATGGTAAATAAGGGCATTCAGTACATCAGTATTTTGTATTTCAAGTCTTAGCTTGTATTTGATTTCCCATTTAGCATTTTCGATCTTATCAGCAAGATCTTCTTGAACTCGAATTTGAACTGAAGCCATTTCTTTCCTACTGTCGTTGTGTCAATGATGCATTATTATATAACCTGTTGCATTGACACAGTGTTTCATGGTAACTTTCGTTCAATTATGTTTCTCTGTGTCAGGGTGTCAAATAATGATTAATGATAAAGAACAAGCATTCGAGTTTGTTGCAAAGATCATATTTGATCGGGCAGTCCAGCTAATCATTGGGGGCAATCCTGCTTATGAGTCCGAGCTTGTCCTTTCCCATATCGAAATGACAATGGCGGAGTGGGGCTACCGTAGTCCTAAAGTTGCGGTTTATTGCGATTCAATCAAATCTGAAAACGATAAATTTAGAGAAATGGGGATTTGCTAATGGATAAGTATAAAAAACAACCAAACCCCACTGTATTATCGGGGGGATTGAAAAATAAAGCAGTTTCAACCCCCATTAATAAGATGGGGGTAACGAAATTCGATACGCAACCTCAAGACGCCGATCTCCCGATTTTCCAGCATTCGTTATATACCATTCCTCGAACTCACATGATCTTAACCAATGATGGTGTTAAGCATGTTGAATACCGTATGCCTGCTGAGAATGAAATTGCTGTCATTGACTGGGTGAATTTCACATTCGGCATAGAGACTATGGGCGATAAGTATTGGCAGGAAGATGAATATATTCTTGATACTCATCGCTATACTGCTGCAATTGATTCTCTTGAAGCTGACCTGGAACATATATTTGGTTTTACTACTTCATCTTGCCGTAACTCTGGGCTTAACTTTTATCAGCAAAGTTATGTACTTGGTGAAGATTTCGGCTTCATCTGTATAGGTGGCCAAAGAAATACGGTCTTGATCATGATCAATGGTCGTGGCTGTAATTTTGCCAAATCTGGTTGGGAATTAAGGCTTTACAATTTCTTGGTGACTAAAGCTAAACGTCCTAAATTGACGCGTGTCGATATAGCTCACGATGATTTCGAAGGTAAACATATCAGTGTGGACTGGGGAAATATGCAAGATGGGTTAGGGGGTTTTCAACTTGGAAACCGTGCCCCAAACATTGAGCATAAAGGCAACTGGCGTCGACCAAATGGTAAAGGTAGAACGCTATGCATTGGTAGCCGTGACTCAGGCAAGTATTTGAGATTATACGAAAAGGGACGCGCTGAGGGTGATCCTAACGACAATTGGCAACGTGCTGAGGTCGAATTTAAGTCCATTGATCGTGTATTACCGTTCGATATGTTGCTAGCTCCAAGCGAGTTTTTTATAGCTGCATATCCATGTTTCCGTGATTTAGCTCAACATCTTCAACCAGAACGTATTGAGACAATTTCTAAAACTGCTCAAATCAATTTCCAGACTGCCATTGAGAATCTAAAACATCAATATGGCAAATATATCAACATCTTCAAAGAAGTATTCGAACCTGAAGAACTCATCAATTTAATTTCATGCTCTGATCCGCTTGCATATCCAAAACGGCTGGATCATGTGCTTATAACTGCTCGGAGAATGTAATGCATACATCTAAAGTAAAAATTCTAGGTGCTAAGGCTGTCGACTTTAAACCGTCTGACGGTTCAAACCGTCACTATGACCATGTTGCTTTGTATTGTGAAATCCCAATGGATTTATCTCAAGGTAATGCAATCGGCAATGGTTGTGAGACTTTCAATTGGCAGGATTCATCAAATATAGCTTTGCTTCGCCAGTTCAAACAGTCTGATTTTCCAATTGAAGCGGATATCACGTTTGACATGGTAACTACTGGTAAATCAATCAAATATGTTGTTGTATCTGTTGAATTACCACAACCAAAAAAGATAATTTAAAACAATAAGTCATTGTATATCAATGACTTACAATACATAGATTCGTATAATGTATA